AGCGAGTACAGATATATTGAAAGTAAGCGTTTGCTCTTGCGTGCTTACGTTGTTTATAATGATGTGAGATAAGGGAAAGATTGATTGCTTTGATAAGTCAATGTCATATATATCTCCAGTGGTTACTGTATTTACATTCACATCATCAAGAAGCTGGTTTTTGATTGCTTCTGTTAATAGGTAAAATCCTCTTACTCCTGTATTGCTCATTTTATTTAAATTTACTTTTTATTTGTCTTGCTTCCAATTCATTTTTCTCTTTTGAGAAAGTCAGAAATGTTAAGCATTCATGCACATTTAATTTAGAGATATGTTCAAATTTTGTAATATCTCCGTTAGCGATTGCAAAGATGGAGTTGTACCATCCCCACTTTCTTGTGAAATTAGATACTCCGCTAAAATCTCCTCGTTCTTCTTGTCCAAAGAGTTGATCATAACTGTAGACAAGTCCTTCCCTAAACTGTAAAAAAAAACAATAGCTCCAAGCACTGCATCTAAAGGAAAGTCTTTTGCTTTCTCAAATTCCTCTGGTTGATATTCTTTTATGAAATATCTGTTTCCTCTCTTCATCTCCATTGGTCTGAAAAGAACATTTAGAGCTCTATGCAAATTGTCATTGTCTGCGATGAAAGTATCCAAGTCAATATATTCCCCAAAAGTCATGTCCTCTAGTGAAGGTATAAATCCATATTCAACTCCATCTAATTTGAAACTATTAATAAGCTGATGCTTCGTATCAAACATATTGTTTATGATGTTGGATATTTCTGTGATATCAGTTGCCTTCATTCCTCTTACAGCTTCTCTAGGCACATTGCAAAAGATTTCAATTGCTTTCAATTGTAGCTCTGCTTCTGGTAGCTCACTTAATTTAGTGAACTCTTGATACTGTCCGAGAGTTATCTCATTCAATGAAGTTGGTATAGTAATTTTGTAATTCATATTCTTGTGCTTATTAATATATAAACAATTTAATAATTTTTTAGCGATTAATGGACTGCATATTTACCAAAGTTAGGTCTGCTCAATAATGAATAAGTAGCGTAACGCACAGCATCAATGATATGGTTGTTCTTATCCACTGGTTTATTAGTCAGTTTTCCGCTTCTATCCTCTAGCCATTTATAGTTTCTAAACTCCTGGATTGCATTCTCACTGTCCTTTGTGATATGTATTTTAAACCTCTTTAATAAATCAATACCAGCATTTACTGAATCTCTGCCTTTTAATGATGGTTGTATATTATGTCCCATTCTTCGGAGCTCATCAATAAGACGTGGCTCTGCTGAATCAAAAAAGATTGTATTCCTTCCAACTCCTACTTGCTTAAAGTGATCACTTAAATCCTTTGTAGTCATCATTGTTCTATAAAGATGCTCTTCTATATATAAATTGTAGTCTTTCTTATATACAGATACTAAAGTGCTTGGGTCATTTGTATATCCAGCATCTGCTCCAAAGCTTACAAACTCTGCATCCTCTGGAATCTTATCAGCTTCATAATACTTAAAGATAGTAGCTTTGCTTACTCCTCTCATTCCCAGACCATAAATCTGCCAGTATTGTTCATCTGTTTCCTTTAATCGCTCAATCTCTTCAACGATGCTTTGCTCCAGGAATGGATTGTCTAGATATGTAGTTCTATAAAAGTCAGCATCATCTCTTGGAATAACCTTGTCATATATCCAATGATATTCATCAGAAGGATTGTAATCTATTATGATTTTTTCTTGCGTTCTAAATACTAACTGCTGCCAGTCTTCATAGTCAAGCTCATTGGCTTCGTTAATAAACAGCACATCTCTTTTCCTACCTCTAATCTTCTGCGGTTGATCAACAGAAATAAATTCGATGAGGTTTCCATTCAGCTTATATTCGCTATTTGATTTATTGTGATTCTCTTCTCTATATAAACCATACTCTTTGAGGATAGTCAAGAAATCTCTCATGACAGTAGCTCTCACACTAGGGAAAGTCTTTCTGCAAATAGTGATTGTTCTACCCTTATCATTTAGGCAATAGTCAAAAACAAGGAAGAGCAAAACATTCCACGTCTTTCCGCTTCTTGTTCCACCCTCGTGAATAGCTATCTTTCCAGTGCTGTTCCTTAAGTGTCTATAAACTATGTTAGTCTGTATCCTTGATCTTGTCAATTATCTCAATTTTAAAATCAGTTGGCATTCCATCAGCTCCAGTTATTTCTTGTCTTTCAACGTATCCTCTTTTCTTTCCTTTGCTCTTTAAATAGAATATCATCTCCGCTGTCTTTCCATCCTTAATATTTTCAAACAGTTTGCTCTCCACAAAATCAAGAGCGATTTCCTGGATATCATTTACTTTCTCTGCAAACTCTGGATCATCTTTCAACCATCCATAAAAGGTAGTTCTTCCAACTCCAACTTTCTTACATGCAGTCGTTACCACACCTAGAGATTTCTCTAACGCTTCTATTATTGCTTTTTTATGTTGTTCAGTTTTGTTCATAACTTTATAAAATTGTGTCCTCTTTTTTTGTAACTTGGACTTAATAATTAGGTTTTCATTCTATTCCCATGCGGTGGTAGTTTAAAAGTAAAATACTTGGCATCCAGTCAAGAGATGGCGTTCATATCGACCTCACCGCTCTAATCATTAACCCTTCTTTCTTGGAGGGTTATTTTTTTACCCTTATACATACCAGCTCCTTTTTTGTCTATTTCAGAAAAGGGTATTATAGGAACTGATAATTTTGCTTTTTTATCTATAAGATAAACATATCTTAATTGATAACCCTCTAATTTTTTTAATGTATTCCAGTAATCTTTTTCATTTGGTCTGTGAGCAGTAAAAGTTATCATACTAAAAACTTCTTTAGTTTTCTCATCAATCCTCATATTTGAGTTAATTTTTATCCCAGTTAATAAAAACCCACTTGCTCTATAAATTGTTCCGTCACCGCATTGACAACCATCGCTGTAACTTAATATCCATTTAATATGTGGTGCATTTTTTTTTATCATTCTTATACTAACTCCAATACATCTACTTTCTGAATACTTCGGTAAATAATTATCAAAAGCCATTCTGTTTAATTCTAAAAACTCGTTCCAACCAGTGTTTTCAACTAAATTTATTACTTTGCTTTTCAATATTGGACTACCATAACTCATAACTCCATGAAGCTTACCATCTAAAAAACAACCAAAATGTAAGGTGCTATTTGGAACAACTTTACCAGAGTAGTGATTTTTCTTTACAAAATTATTTGCAACTTTAGTAGGTATGACTTTTACTATTATATCTTTAGCTCTTCCCATTATTATCTTCTTTCAAGTAAAGTTATTTTTTCTCCTTTATACATACCAGCTCCGAGCTCATCAATCTTTTTAAAGTCTAGTATCTCTGGCACTATCTTACAGCTTTTATCTATTAAGAGTATATATCTGTTTTGGAATCCTTCAAGAGCTTTAGCTCCTTTGAAGTCATACTTACTATCTCCACGCTTTGCTACTATCTCTCCATTTGCAAGTTGATATATAGTTCCGTTTTTATTTATTTGTGTGAGCTTGAATCCGCTCGCTCTATATATTGTTCCATCTCCGCATTGCGTTGCATCCGAGTAGCTTAATATCCATTTAATCTGCGGTGCATTCTTTTTGATCATTCGGATACTGATTGCTATGCATCTACTCTCTGAATACTTTGGAAGGTAATCATCAAAAGCCATTCTGTTAAGCTCCAACATCTCATTCCATCTCTTGTTAATATCTGTTTCTCCAGAATCTACTAAAGGAAGAACGTTTCTTTTATCCATTGGACTACCATAGCTCATAACTCCATGCAGTTGATTGTCCAAGAAGCATCCGAAGTGCAAACTGCTCATATTAACAACCTTTCCAGAATAGTGATGTTTCTTTACAAAAGCATTCGCTATCTTGGAGTTTATAACTTTAACGACTATTTCCTTTGCTCTACCCATTGGCTTACTAATAAATATAATGCGTTTCCATTTGAGTTCTCATTCCCAAATGTTTCAACGTATTTAAACTCCTCTGTTTGTCTTACTTCTTTGATTGCTTCTTTTATGAAATCCACTTGTTTATCTGCAAGCGTATAAGTCTGCTGTTGAAATGGCTCTTTCTCTCCATCTGGAAGTGAGAAAGCATCACTTGTTTCAATGTCATCCATATTCTGCCAATTGTCCATACCCCAATCCTCAAGCTCAACAGAGTTCCATTCATTAGCTAATAAATCCCAATCCCATTCTCCGAAGTTTACATTGTCTTTTACGACAAACTCTCTTTCTTGCATTGGAGTAAGATTATCTGCTTTCATGATCCAGACCTCTTTCAATCCAGCTTCTTTGCAAGCTCTTAATCTCATGTTGCCTCCAAGCACAACCATATCATTGTTCACGACTATTGGACGAAGCTTAAGCATCTCTGGAAACTCTTTAATGCTTTTAACAAGTTTATGATACTTTGTATCCCTTATGATTCTAGGGTTTTCTGGATTCTTTATTACTTTCTTTATATCAATCAGTTCCATACTTATATATAAATTTTTTCTTATTATTTTAGTATCTCTTCAATCGCTTCTAGTTTCTCTGGAGATAAGCTTGATACTTTTTTAATTATATTAATCTTTGAATCATTCATCAAAGTTTCATGAATCAATGGAAGCTGTTTATTATAAAAGCTATGGTCTGGATAAGTTTCGCATGAATAAATCACTGACCTATGAGTTGTTTTGAATCCGTTCTTTGCATATTCTCTAACAATCTCTGTCCAACCCATATTCATAACCTCTCGCATGAATACATTTGCAACGCTTCTCATTTCCACAAGCTCTCTCTTTCTGCTTTGCTCAAATATATCAACTCCTGTTATTTCTCTGATTTGTTCTCCTATATTTTGTAATTTCATTTTATTTATTTTTTTCAATCCATTTCTGTTGTTCATCTCTTAAGAACTCAATCTCTCTCCTCAAATAGTCGGCAGCTTTCTCCAAGTCTCTCAACTCGCTTTCTTTCTTACCAGCTCTGCATACATACTTGATGATGTTGCCTCTGTTGAAGTTAAGATTGTAATCCTTTATAAAGTCAATAACGTCATATCCTTTTCCGTTCTCGTAATGTAAATAAGTTGATCTCATATAATAGCATTGTCTAGTTGTTGTATAAGATGTCGTATCTCACTTCTCTCAAACTTTCCAGATATTTCTGCATTATAAGTTTTGAATGATAGCTGATACATATCTTTCTCCGTATCTCCTTTTTTTTCTTTCTTTCCTAAATAATCAATTTTTAAATTCAATTTCATTTTTTTCTGTTTTTCTTAATTTATTAAATTCCAAAAGCGTTGCATCCATTAAAGGCTTGAATCTTGATATTGATGTCGCTGCTGGATGTTCTATTTTTGCAAGCTTTCCATATTCTTTAAATAAGTAATCCATTGCTTCATAATCATTGAAAGCACTTGAATGACCAATTTTTATCATTTCCCTAACAGCATAAGCTTGTATGTTATTCTTTCCATACTTGTTTACTAAATTAGATATTTTTCTCAAAAGATAAAGTGAGAATTTTAAATCTTTTATTTTACATTCTCCTTTTTTAAATTTAGAAGTATCTCTTGAACTATTTGTAAAGAAAAGATGCACAATATTACCAGCAGAAATAGTGTTTGAATTTTTTCTGTAATAATCATAAGCAATTTTATACTCATCATTCTCTTTAGCAAATGCTTTTAAATAATCAATAGTTGTCCAAGCTTTGTTTCCGTTGTTTAAGTTTATGATTGCATTAAGATGATCCCTCTGTTGTTTAGTATTTACCCAATCAACTATGTAAACTGGTACTGTTTTTTGTTTCAATAGCTTTGCACTCTCAACTCTGTGATGTCCTTCAATGATATCTCCATCCTTTGAAACTACTATTGGCATCATCCAGCCAAATTCATTCAGTTTATCTTTGAAGTTTTCTGAATGCTTTAAAAGTAAATCTCTGTTCACTTTAGCTTTTTTTAAATCTTTAATGTTGAAGAAAGGTTTAAATTCCCCTCTTTTAATCTCTGTTGTTTTCATGTTATTTATTTATAGTTTATAATTTATTTTATAATTGTCCAGTTAAGCAATAGTTATCAATATCAGCTCCATCAATAAAGAACTGTTCATATAGCTTGAGAGCTTTCTCTACTTTCTCTTCTCCTCTATGATAAAAGTTTTCAGAGCAGTTAAAGATACCTATGTCAAGACTTCCCTTGTCAAGCACCAAGAAATAAAAGTCCTCATGATTTTTATTAAATAGATTACAGTAAAGATAACATTGCACATCGTAAGAATATTTCTGTGCTGAATAATGAAAATCTTTAACGCTTGAAGATGATGTCTTTAAATCTACAATTCTATTATCAGCTAGAACGTCTGCCTTACCTCTAAACGGTAGTCCTTTAATGTTATCAATTCCAGGAACTTCGAACTCTGCTTTTGTGATCAGCTCCTTTGCATGCTCATTCTTAAAGAAAGCATCTACTAAACGCTCTGCATCACTTCTTTCTTTTGCAGTGAATACTCTTCCAAGCTCCAGCTTTGCCTCTTTGAATTTCTTTGTATTCTTGCTTTGCACTTCAATGAATGTCTGTGCTGCAAATACCTCTGGCTCTAATATAGCGGTGTGGAATAGCCACCCATCTCGTAGGGCTTGATGCTCGCCACTACCATACTTCAGACTTAATTTAT